TTAATTTAACATAATATCGATTATACAATCATCAAGCTTTTGATTATCCACAATAAAATTCTCGTTATGCACTGGTGGATTATATTCATCCAAATTTGTGCTACTCCGTTTAGCTGGATTTTCTAAAAAAACGTTATTGCCAGAATGCGTGTGTGTGCCTACATACATGTTCTTTTCTATATGTTCTTTTCTTCTATTATATAGATACGACAAATTTGTCGTATGTACGTACGACATATTTGTCGTATGAGTTTTTGGGGTTGACGACAAATTTGTCGTATTAACGGGCGTAGATGATACATTAGGCTTTTTAAATTTTTCTGATTTGTATAGATCATTTTCTACCGCTTCCACCACCTTAGGATCTACAGCTTCTTCCATCCAAGGATGCCACAAGAATAGATATGAGTTTGTCTTTCTCATTCTGCTTTTGACTGTATAGATTAATTTGTGGTCCTTAAGCACTTTTAAGGCTCTCTCAGCCGTTCTTTTTTGAAGTCCACATGCTTTTGCCAAAGTATCCATTTTCGGGTATGCAACGCCGTTTTCATCCGCAAACTGACGTAATCTCCCATAGAGCATTTTTGCATTGCTACTAATTTTTGTTTTGCATAACCAATTATCGATCGGAGCAAAATTGCAACGCATATTAGGATTGATAAATTTCATTTCTGAATCAGATGAAGAAGTAATATTTCTATTTATTGTGCTCATTTTCTACTCAACTATTTAATTTATGTATTTGATGTAACTATCAAAAAGCCTGTAAAGGTTAAATTTAGTAAAATTATCCTATTTTTAGTGATGGATAACAAGTATGTTTTTTAAAAAATTATGTTGCATTTATATGCCTAGTGATATATAAGGGTATCAGAAGTAATAGTTCTGTTTATTCAAACTATTTAAATAAAGCAGCCTACCTTTATAGGGGGCTGTTTTATTTTATCTCTCTTTAGTTGCTAACCCCTACCCTCTTCTTCTCTCCTCAGCTCTTTTTTTCCTATTTCCTCTCTTACTTTTTCCTCCCCTACTCTTTTGGCTTTTTCAATTTGTTGTAGGGTTTTAGCCTTTCTGTCATATGCTTCAATCTCATTGCCTAATTTTACCTTCTCAAGACCTACTCTCCATTGCTGTGCTTCGCTAATTTTCTTAACATCGCTGATCAGCTGTAAAAGAGACATATGAATATAATGCAACTCTTGAGAAACCTTGCTATGAGAATTAATCTCTAAGATTTTCGAAGTAATAAATATACAACATGCAAGAATCAAAGATATTTTATATACATAATTTAATAAATTAATGTTTTCCATTGAGGGAGCTTCATTATTGTTAGCTTTACTCATTATTCTACCTAAACTATATTTCTTAGTTCCTCTAGAATTCTTTCCCAATCAAGATCAGGCCTAATATCTTTTGCTAAGACCTTGCCTCGAGTTATTCTCTCAATCTTTAGACAATTTTCGGGACTTGGGACTGACTTTCCATCTCTCCATCTATAGGCGGTCAATGAAGACACTTTAATCTCTACCGCAAGTTTATTAGCAGATCCTACAATTTCGATAGCCCTTTTAACTTCATCGATATTAAATTTTGGCTTTGCGGTCATGGGAAAAAATTTCTCACTTATATACTTAGTTTCTATAACACATATATAAGCGCACATAAAAAAAATAGCAATAAAGAATAAATTGTTGTTGACATGTTATAACATGGTTTATAACATGTATATATACAATGGTATCAAAGGAGCAACATAATGAATTACATCACACAAGCATCGACAATGATTTGTAGCGCCGCCCAGGTAAACTTCTGGAACGAGGATGCATTAACAATGGCGGATATGTTTGAATCTGTCTACGACGATAGGGTTGACTCTATGGTTGTTAAAAAGGCTTCTATTTCCTGTCACTCAGGTTGCGCCTGGGGGCAATATCTAGAATATCAACTGGATGAAAATAACGAGTTCTATGCTGCGGAATTAGAGTTTACCTATGAGTATGAAAAAGATGGCCTTGTCTACACTGTGGAGGCATGGGGCGAACTCGATTTTAACGGAGATATCTATGAGGATATGTATCGTATTCGAGCTACGGAAAAGATAATTTCTAGCCGCCCAGCTTCCCAAGAAGCAAGCAACTTGCTTGATACAATTGACTCGCCAGCAATCCGCGTTGCCTAATAAATATAACGAGGAGGATTGAAGATGTACAAACCAGAACATAAGCCGATGCCAATACCCCAGCCGAGATCTTTAACTGTTGAGGATATTATCCAAGCTACCGAGCGAAGGGTCCAAATTCTTGATAATGAACGGGAAGCAAGGCGAGATGCTTACCTGCAACAAGGATACGAGAAAATCTGTTTAGAAGCTCTACCATCCCATGTGCTCGTAGCCGATGAAGATTCTGCCCAACTGATTAATAAGCTTAAGCAAACCCAAGAGATGATCAAGAATTTATGCAAAGTTGAAGATGAATTAAGAGATAAGATTTGCGGGCTATTAGGTGATTCAGACCTATTACTAGCCCCCAATGGAAAAGAGCTTGTCACGTGGAAAAATTATACTTCTCAACGGGTTAATACCGCTCGGTTAAAGGAAGAGCATCCGAGCTTAGTTGAGCAGTATACAGAAACAAAAGAAACAAAGAGGTTTATTTTAAAATGAAACTAATTATCAATCACGAGGACATCAAGATGACACCCTATGAATTCGATAAGACTCTTATGAAAATGGTAGATACAGACCTATTTTTTCGAAACGAGAATGGCACAGTGAGAGGACTTAACCATGACGTTTACGCTAGGGCAGCTTTAAGCCTTTTAGAAACAATCTATGCAGGAGATAGTAATGAGTAACTTAAAACCATTTAGCCTAGTCCCTACCACGTTAACAGAGGCCGTCCAATACGCTCGGCTTATCAGCAACAGTACTTTTGTTCCTACACAGTTCAGGGGCAAACCTGAGGACATTCTTGTAGCTATCCAATGGGGTGCTGAACTTGGGCTACCGCCTCTACAATCCTTACAAAATATCGCAGTGATTAACGGACGTCCGACGCTCTGGGGTGATGCAGCCCTTGCCGTTGTACAACAACATCATGACTATGAATGGATTAAAGAGTTCATCGAAGAAGATGACAAAGGAAATGTTACGGCAGTTTGTCTGATCAAACGTGCTAACCATGAACCGCATCGTTCTGAATTCTCCGTAGATATGGCAAAGAAAGCTGGTCTTCTCGGAAGACAAGGCCCCTGGTCTCAGTATCCAAAGCGTATGTTACAGATGCGTGCCCGAGGCTTTGGCTTACGAGATGTATTTGCTGATGCTCTTCGCGGTCTCATCACCCGGGAAGAAGCAATGGACTATAAAATAGTTGATGCGGTCATCCCTGAAACGGTAACCCCTTTCCACCTTACAAAGGAAGCCGCAGAAAGCATTTTAGAGCAAATTGAAAATACGAAACCACAAGAAGAAACAATTAAAGAAAAGGTAGCATCATGAGAATTAGCCTAGGATTACATTACCCAATTCATTCTAAAGAGGCCTTAGAACCATATCAACAGTTAGGATTTGAAATAAATGAATCCAGAATCGCACAAAATTTCATTGTAGTAGATATTAATTCTTTAAAAGATATAAACAATCTCAGCCGAAGCATTGGATGGGTTCCCTTAGAATTATACTTTGCAGATAAAAAAATTGCCCACATTGTTATTAGAAATCAACCGGAGTGGCAGCATTATGATTAGTGTGGATATATCAGAAAAAATAGATCCTTTCGGTTATAAATGTAAATTTAGTTTAAAGGGTCTGGCAGTTTATGGAGAAAATATTAAAGCGGTCTCTAAATTAACCGACGATCTATATGAGTTTTTAGAATTTCAAGGATGGTCACCGGATAAAGAAGCATTTACCTATTATTTAGTGGATAAAGTTGGTTGGCCCGCCGGAGAGTGGCACAATGAACCTAATTGTATCCTTTGGATTGATAGAGAAACTGGCTTAAAATGTGTTATTTTCAGGCATTATTATTATGGAACACTTTGCGGCTATGTCTATGCTCCATTGTCAGCCTTGCCTGGAAGTGAAGATTATAATGATTTAGACTTAGAAGTTCATGGTGGATTAACTTATGGAGAGGTTTATCAGGATTCATATATTATTGGATTTGATTGTGCTCATCTTAATGATTTTTGCCCTGGTATATCAAAACTTATTATTCAAGAACGACAGTATAGAAACGTCGATTTTGTACGGTCTCAATGCGAATCTTTAGCGCGACAGATCAAAGAAAAATTCTTAAAAAATAACAATAATTCATAAAATATAATTAAAATTCATATGGTATCGTGGTACCTTAAAGGAGGAGGTACCATGAAAATATTCATTCCAATTTTGATGCTAACACTATCATCGCATTCTTATGAAGAAATTCCTTCACATAATGGCAGAATTGGTAGCCTGCGCGAAGTTGAATTAGCAGAAGAAGCCTGTAGTGCTAAAGGGGCGTTCTGTTGTAGAATTTCAGGAAATCTACTTGATATAAGTGGTAGCATTATTGCTTATGCAACAGCTGCACTTGCAGGAGCAAGTGTCATAGATACATTTCCTGAGCATGTAAGAAAAACTTTAGCTTTAGCGGCTGGTATTGGAGGATTAGCAACTGGTATTCTACTTAACCTTAAGCCAACGATTGACCGCATAGCTAGGGAAAAGCAGGCGCGCGCTGAAGCACTTCAAAAGAAATATTCAAGGGTTTAATTGATGGCTAGTTACAATACCAAATATTGGAAGATAGAGATATCAGATGAGCGTAAAGACAAAAGAATCAATAATACTGTTGTTAAAGTTTTAGTAAATAGAAAAGAAACCCAGGATTCAGTAATGATTACCATACCTGCTCGCAATAAAAAACTCAACCAGAGCATCGTCGGAATTTTCCATAAATGGTTATTGGTCACAGAAGATCCAGTGAGTACGCTTAATACTATTGATCAGCTTAACTTATTTGAACGTACCTTAATTAAAATTGATCAACTTACATGGGGGAAAAATTGTCTAGCCTAAACAAAGTAACTCTCATTGGAAATGTCGGCCAAGACCTTGAGCTAAAAGAGACTGCTAATGGTTCCACCTACGTTCGTATATCCTTAGCAACTACTGAGTCATGGAAAGACAAAACAACTGGTCAGAAGAAAGAATATACCACTTGGCATAATCTAAAGTTTTATGATCAGCTGGCCCACACTTGCATGCAATATGTTAAGAAAGGGTCAAAGATCTATGTTGAGGGAAGTCTTCGGACTAGTGAGTATGAAAAGAATGGTGTAAAGCACAAATTTACAGAGATTATTTGTAAGCATTTAGTGTTGTTAGGGGAACGCGCAGCGACAGTTAGCACAGATTTTGAGAGCGCCCCCTTCCCTCACCCTATTCAAAAGACTCTAACCTCAATGCCAAGCAACAATTCTTACAATGTGCCTCAGCGTCCCCTAGAAGAACTTGTGCAATTTGATCCTAAAGTTAACCCATTGAGAAATATAACAAAACCTATGCCAAAATCATCAAATGATTTTTTCAATGATGACATACCATTCTAAGTATATAAAAGATATATTAGAATGAATAAAACATTCCTGTTTTAAAAATATAGTATCCAATATACATTTAATCCATTCTCCTAGTATAATGAAAAAGGGCGCCTTACCAGATCTGGCGCCCCTCTTACTCTTCTTGGTTCCTCTCACACTGATAATTAAATTTATTCTGGATGAATTGGCTCAAGCAATTGATATCACCACAGGTCGTTATTCTCTTTTAGTGCTTTTTTAATTCTACGGCGTCCTATCTTTTCTGAATAATGCTCTGTAAAAATTTTCAATTCACTATCAGACTCAGATTCTTTTTCACTATCAGACTCAGATTCTTTTTCACTATCAGACTCAGATTCTTTTTCACTATCAGACTCAGATTCTTTTTCACTATCAGACTCAGATTCTTTTTCACTATCAGACTCAGATTCTTCTGATGAATTAGCTATATTTCTCAGCGCATAAGTCATTTTCTCTTGTTCCTCGTGAGATAAATGTTCGGCACCATTGCTAATAGCAAGAACTTTATCAAGAATATCACCTTCTTGATCGTCTTCATTCTTGTCTAAAGCCTCACTATAAGGTGTTTCTACCTCTTCTAAAGTTTCCAACCCTGCTAAAGAAGTTGCGATTAATCCTGCTGCTTGTAAGCCACGAACAACTATTGATTGCTCTAAATTTGAATGATCGCTATGCAGATTTCGAGCTGCAGATAACCAATTAAAGGAGCCAATCACTATCATGTCGTCGTCTTTAATTAAAACTTTAGCATGAACCTTATTTAGAATTCTTAAATTAATATACGCTTTTCTTAAAAGTTCCCTCCCATCTTTTGCAATATACTTTAAATTATCAGTTTTTAGATAACGATCCAGTCTACAATCTGTATAAATTGTAACTTTAACCTTCTCTTCGTGTTTTCTTTTTACCAAATCTACAATTTTGTCCTCAGTAATTGCCCACTTTGATATATAAGGAGAAACTATAATTACTCTCTCTTGTGCTGCTTGTAAACTTGACTCTAGGATTTTTCTATGCTCATCCAATGTGGTTAGAACCTCTATTTCATTAGCAAATATAGTGCTCTGAAAATTTAGCGGAAAACATATTACAGCCCATAAAATAATTTTCTTTAAGCTTACTTGTATTTTATTTATCTCGACTATATGCATAAGAATTTATCCTCTCTAGATTATTATTCATTCAATTACCCAAATAATTTACTATGTGATCCAGTACGAATGAGAATGATTTCATGAGCTGTAATTGCATAAATTAGTAGCCAATCAGGCCGAATATGGCATTCCCTATATCCGTCCCATTCTCCAAAAAGAACGTGATCTCTATATTTTTTTGGCAGCTCCATACCTTCTTTAAGAAAATTTAATACAACTTCTAAATCATTTAAGTTATATCTTCCTGATTTCGCAATTTTTCTTATATCTTTTTCAAAATTATTTGTCAGAATTATCTTCTTGTGCTTCATCCCACATCTTTCTTATTTCTTCTATGCTCGTTTCCCTAACTTCCCCCCGCTGCGCAGCCTTTATTGCTTCAATAGTTTCTGCATTAGGAAGTTTGATTTCGAAGGGTATACGTTCTTCACAAATAGATTGATGCAAAAATAAGTTCAAGGCATCACTCATAGACAAGCCAAGTTTCTTAAACAATATTGTAGCTCGCTCTTTTACTTCAGGATCAACCCGTGTTCTAACAGTTTCTGTTCTCATTTTACTCTCCTTGTAGCTACATTGTGCCTACAATTTAGTATATAGAACTTCCCATCTTCCTTGTCAAGAGTTATAGTACGCTTAAAGATATTATGGTATATCATAATACACTTAAATATATAATAGCTGATAATGTATAGCATAAGGCCGGACATGGATAATCAAGAATTTATTGAACTCTTAGAAAGAGTAAAAGGTTTAGTACAACATACTCATAGCGTAGACATAGATATGTCGCTGATGGAATTCCATAGACTATGGACAGAAAATGTAGATAAGATTGGCCTTCCTAACAATATGAAGAAGGACCATAACACTTTCGCTTGCTTCTATTATCACTACATGTTCCTCCGCTCGCTAGAACAAGCTGCACACAAGCCTATTCCCCCTTCTCTATCAAAGCCACGCAGTAGAGATCATCTTACTCTTGTTAAGGGGTAAGCTATGCCCTGCCCAGTACCCTTAGACATATTACGGCTAAAGCATAAGGAAAAAAGGCCACGTGAATACCTTTATGAGCACGAGATTGATGCGTTAATAAAAGCAGCTGACGGTCCTAACAAACTTAGAGACCAAGCTTTAGTTTTACTTTCTTATAGGCATGGACTGCGAGCTGCTGAAGCCTCAAATATTAAATGGTCACAGATTGATTTTGAAACAAGGCGTATGCATGTAACGCGCCAAAAAGGGGGCATAGATTCTGTTCATCCGATACGCGATCAGGAAATACGTTTACTCAAGAAGCTATGGGAAAAACGCATCCAAGGTGCACCATATGTGTTTATGACCAATCGTGGAACTAAGTTTAACACAGCGGCTTTTCAAAAGATGATCGCTATGCTCGGTAAGAAGGCGAACTTAACCATACAGTCAATCCACCCTCATATGTTACGTCATTCCACGGGCTACAAACTAGCTAACGAAGGTATAGATACAAGGACCATTCAAGATTACCTTGGTCATTCTAACATTAACAATACGGTCATCTATACAAAGCTATCCTCAGCAAAATTTGAGGGCTTGTTCTTAGATTAAAAGACTTTTCTGTTTTACAGTGTATCGGGCATTTTTTTATAATATGGGAAAGTGCGAGGTTGAGAGGATAAACTTGGAGAACTTTTCTGTTTTCTGGTTGGATTACAGAAAAGTTAAAGCATATGTATTATATAAGTTGTTGGAATATATTGGATAATTTTATATAATTTATATATAAGTAGGCCAATAAATGAGTATTTATATGCAAGAAAAATTTCTTAATTCTAAAGAAGCTTCTTCCTATCTTGGAATATCAACTGTAACCTTAGCTAAATGGAGAGCAAATAAACAAAATGGCCTCCCTTTTATAAAAATTGGCCGCTTCATACGCTACCGAGTAAGTGATATAGAGCAGTTCTTTAAAGATAACACTATTATCCGCAAGCCACGTATAACCATTAACTAATAATAAGGTAAAACTTATGCTTTTAGAGTTTCTCTATATATACCTAAAGAACAGAAGAAAACGTGGCCAGTTAATTTCTAATATTCGTTATACTCATCTGAGCCTTTAAGGATTTAATGCTGATTCATTATTTTTTGATTAAGAGCTTTCGGAATCAATGCTACTAGATTTTGAGTCTGTTTTCCGTTCCTTGGTCTACTTACCTTTTTTATTTTCCTTAGCGGTTGTGTTCCTTTTCTGATTTTCCTCCTCGAGGCGTTTTATTTTTTCTATTTCTTGAAGGAGATTGTTTTTTATCTTTAAGTTATCCTCACTTATGTTTGGTTTGCTTGCCCGAGCGTTACTAGGTTTAGTTCCCCTTTTTTCCCTTACAGTCTTCTCTTTTCCATCAGAAGACGAGCCCTCGGTAGTTTCTGATTCCTCTACTTCCTCTTCTCCATCATCTGTACTTGATTTGCTTTCCTGCTTTTTCCTATTCTTTTTTCCCCTATTAGACGAAGAGTCTTCCTCTTCTAATATCACAACTTTTGATTTAGTGCTCCTTTTTCCCTGAGCATACTTCTTTTCCCCCTCAGAAGATGATCCATCTGTTTCTGAACCAGTATTATTTGATTCATTTTCTGATTCAGATCTGCCCAAGTCGCTATCGACTGATTCCCCTGATCCTGAATCAGTATCGCTTGATGCTCCTTCTGATTTAGACCTATCAGCGTCACTATCACTTGATACATTACTTGCCTGTACTGGCGAGGGCATAGTTGTAGTTGTTTGAGGCCTACAGCTACTGAAATTAGTTATAAGAAACGTCTTAATTGATTCAGAGTCTCTAAGGTTATAACGGTCACGAATTCCAGGTAATAGCTTGCGTATAAAGTCTTCCCTCTCAGTCCCAAAAAAAAGATAATTCCCGCCACGTAAACATTTGTCTAAAATTTCATTATTATCAAGATTATCTAATAAATAATAAATACATAATAGTAACGGAGTTTTATAAAATGGGTCTCCACCGATTCTCCGTCTAGCGACTTCAAAGTCTAAAAGTAAATTAAATCCATTCACATATCGCTCATTTTTTTGATCGTACCTAAATTTTATGGGTTCTCCAGATTTTTTTTGTGTGATAAGAGATTCTTTAATCCTTTTTGCTTGTATTTTTAAATATTGATAAATTTCTTGGTATGTTTCTCCATTGCTTTCAGTTTCAGAATATTCCTTTACCCCCCATATCACCCCATTACCTTTCTGCTTACCGCTCTTTGGATTCAAGCATAATGTGTAAATATACTCGTTTGGTGTCCATAAAAGTAATTTAATTTTGATATCATTTTGCCACTTTGGACTATTTGAGAGTGAAAATTTTATTACTTTTTCTAAAAGGCATATTCGTTTTATTGCTGAGTATCCTGTAACATTTATGATATCAGTGTCTCTCTTATAAAACGAAGCAAGTTTTTGATTTGATTGGGAGTTTTTATTTTCATAGAATATTTTATAACCTCTACTGAGTAACTCATCTTCACTCTCCTTCACCAATTCAAAATAATCTTCCTCTTTCGATTCAGAAGAGGCATCTGTTGAGCCACTGAGAGTATCCATTGCCCCGCTAGGAAGAGAAGATAGAAGTGTGAGGGATATTATAATACAATAATGAACAGAAATCTTTTTAAACTTACTGAGCAAGTTAAGGAGAGAAAACATAATGCTTCCTAATTATTTTTAGAGAAATTATTCTTAACTTATACAAAATGAAACAAATGTCTTCGTTAAAATAAAGTTAAAATTAACCTAAATTAGAAATAGATTTAAGGCTAATATTAATTTCTTATCTAAAAAATGATTCTCAACAAAGATACTATACAATAGACAGCTTAAAGGCCGTTTTCTCCGACTTTTTCTATATTTATTACAGAACTATCTTTTAATACATATAGTCTATCGACCCATTGCCAGGTAGCAGGGCATTTTGTTTGGGGATAGCAGTTAGCTTCTAATTCATCTGCTACCTGCTTATTTGGCATAGGAAAGGTTGGACAATTACTCGTCACTAGCTTCTGCGCGCATCCTGCTGAGCAGAGTGTCAGCACTAGCAGGAGGCCTAGAGGCAATTTCTTTTCTCTTTTTTTCAATATCTATTGCTCCTTCCAAGTCTTGATTAGCCCTTGTTTTGTAACCGAGGGAGCTGGACAGCTTAACAATAAGCCACCCAGCTATAAGCACTAGAAATAATAAGGTCATTATTATTTCAATCATTATTTTTTATTCATCACAAATATGTCAGTGATTCCTAATGTCCCTAATGCCATAATTATAATGTTGTCTATTTCATCGGGGGTGAAATACATAATAATAGCTGCCCCTAAGGCAACCATGCCTTTCCACGTACTAATATCTTTGAATTGGTTCTTAATATAATCAATCATCTAACCCTCCATATCTTTTATTTGCTCGCTTTAACCATCCAGTTAAGAAGATTTCTAACTTAGGATTTTTATTTGCCAACTCTGAATAATACTGAGCAGCGGCCTGGCAAATTAAATCTTCTAGCAATTTATTATTTAATGAGTTGATTGACTGAATAGTCTTATTTCCAATGATCCCATCAATTGCTAAAGCATTATTGCGTAAAGCTATATTGGCTGATTTCTGAAGTATTTTATTAGCTCTAGAGGCTCCCATGTTAACGGCAAGATCAAATACTTTAGTTGCAATTGCTTGGTTATCGATCATGCTGTAACTAGCAGCTTCCCAGAAGTATTTCCTATAGAGCTCTGAGGAACTTGCACCATTTAATGATTTAATATCATCCGCATCGATATCTCCGTCTTGATCAATATCTAAACCTATCTTCCTAAGGAATCTTAAGGATATCCCAAAGTTAGTAGCTCCGCCTGGGTCATTAGGATGGTTAACATAACCGCCTTCGTTCTTAAGGATAAACGGAATAGCTTTTTCAAAGTCTGCCATTAATCTTACCCCTAAATTGGTTTTGGAATATCCGCTTTAACTTGCAATCTTATAGATTGTAAAGCGTTTGCTGCTTCTGGCCTATTCTCGATAATGTATTCCCACAAAGCTACTATCATTGAATCATAATCGGAGCCTCTATCCGTATAAGTCTGGCGCCGTAGGGGGCTATAAGCAATTGTATTTTGATATGTTAGGTATTGTTGGTCTAACTCTTCTTGGGTTGGTTTTTCTGAGGAATCAAGCCATATTAAGCCGTCATAATCATCTCCGTTAATAGACCACTGTTTATCCCCATAATTTTTTGAAAGAATAAATGCATAATCTGTCATGTTAGGCTCCTATTTCCATTACTGTTATTGATGATATGCCGCGATAATAGGATGAAGAGTCTGTATCATCGCCCGACCTATTCAGCTGGGCAGTTGACGAAACTATTCTCCATTGAACCTTATAAGTTGTTGAAGCAGTAGTTGCTGGACTGTCTACAAAGGTTAGCCCTAAATTAGCCGCGAGTGCTGAGCCGGCAACATACTGCGAGGTACCTACTCTAGCTCTTGAGCTTGCTGCATCTCCAATCCCTACTGCGGTCGAACCTCGAAGAATCTGAATGGCAGGGATAGCATTTCCTCCTCCTACAGTTAAGGTAACTAATATTAGAACTCGGCTACCGGAACTTTGCAAAGAGGGCAATGTAACAGATAACCCTAAAATATCTGTAAAGTTTGTGCTGCTTGTAGTCGCAGTGTCTGTCTTTGTTGCAGTAACTACCTGGAGTACCTTGCCTCCTCCCCCGCCACCCCCGCCTGGAAGGTTATTAAGGAGTACTTTTTTATTCGTTGCAGCAGAAGCATCATAGGTCATAACGTAATCAGCCGCTCCATCAGGGGCAGCATCTGCTGTTAAACTATTTATGTCCGCTGAAAATGTGGGGTTGCCTGTTGCACCACTAGGATTTGTGATAGCAACACCACTCCCTGCCGTTAATACTCTAGAGGCTGCTGTAGTCGCATCGGCAACTAAGAAACCAGTAGTCGCAAGTCCAGCAATGCTTGTAAGCTTAGCACTTTGTGCTTGGACATCTGTTCCAATGGTTAATCCGAGAGTCGTGCGTTGAGCAGCCGAATTATTATCATCGAGAAGTGCACGTCCTGCTGCTGTAATATCTGTTTCTGCCCAAGTAGCGACACCGGTGGTATAGGGCATCTTGTTCGCAGCTGTGCCCAGAGCCGACAGGCTTTGTAAAGTTTCATCATAGGCTTGAACATTTACTCCTATTTCTAAGCCTAGATTTGTTCTAGCTAAAGTAGCAGTTGAGGCGCCTGTTCCTCCATCAGCTATAGCGACATTTGTGCCGCCAGGTTCATAGTAATCTATACCCTCGATCGCAATCGACTGAACCCCAGTTCCTGTCGTGTTCTTTACAATACCAGTCACAAGGTCGGCCATAGCTTGTTCATTTGTAAGGACACCATCAGATTGTTGCACAATGTAGGTGGCACTGATGGGGGCGCCCGTCCCTGTTGTTAACAGATTAACCCACTGGCCGCCGTCATACCCTTCAATCTGAGCTAAAGTTGTATTGTATCGAATCATACCGGCTAATGGAACCGGACGTTGCGCTGTCGTTCCCGCAGGCACTCGTACTGCTTGATCGGCACTCTTTACCTTATCAGCATTGGGGCCATCCCATATGACTATGTCTCCATCAACAGATGTAATTTGATTGGTATCAATTCCGATTGATGAAGAGAGGTCAATATTACCATCTTCATCAAATGTTATATATTTCCCTGCACGTTCCGAAACAATGGGTAATTCAAGATTGACTGCAGGATCCACCATAGGTGTACGTATAGATCGGCTGATATCTCGTCGATTCTGCTGGCCAATCATAATAGATTTATCAATATCAGTATTAACATCGGCTGCGAAGAAATCACCTAATTGGTTGTAAGTAGCTGATCGATACTCATTGATACCAAATATGGCATAGATATCTCCTGCCACAGTAGGAGCTGTGAAGACGATTGTCCCACCATCAGGGTTACCAACACCTGTTACAGTGTAGTCATTTCCTCCGCCCAGAATTAAAGTAGTAACTGTCGTTCCTCTTAACCGATCAACTTGAATGTCATTCTCGTTATAGATAGGGAATGTATAGGCATATGAAGCCTCTCCTCCCGCTGCTATATATCTATTAAATCTTGGATTCTCTGTAAGGCTCATTTACTTCCCCCTAATATAGTGTTTTCTTTTGCTTCTTTTGCCCACGTAACTGTAAGCCTAAGGAATCCCTCAGTTGATCTTCGGCATAGTCCCAGATCTTTCTAACCATGAACGCATTTTGAGTCGGTATAAGTTGCCTGATAGAATAGAGGGTTCGGCTATCTAATTTCTTTTCTCCATCAAGCAGATTAGACAGAATACCAAATCCATGACCAGCTATACCAAATGTTGGACTGAGCGACTCAATGGCTTTCTGTGCAGAATAGAAGTGTCCTTCTTTCTCCAGACCTGTCACTCGACCAATGAAACCGCCCGTAAAGTTATTTGCCGTACTCGTGGCATCACTAAGGTAGCCTAGAACCCCCGAACGGTTGATTCCCGTCGTGATCCACTCTTCAACGTCTCGTTCTTTTACTTCACCATGATCGATGTAATCTCGAAGAACTTGTTGCAAGACCCCGAGGCCAACCATTGATGCCACACCTTGGACAACTTCGGCATCCTTTCTTTGAAGCCCCGCTAGAAAGTATCGTTGATAGGCAGCAAATCCCCAGGATTTGAATTGACCCAATAATCCGCCAAGCTGGGTAGAAAAGAATAAGGGTTTTTCTAAGCGAGGAGTAATAACTGTATTATCGATCAGGCGGGATATAGCTAACTTGAAGATTTCGGCTGCTTCTCTGTCGGCCCACCCTGAAACACCCGCCACGAGGACACCTTTATCTTTCTTACCGAATTTCTTAAATTGTTCTCCTATACGGGAGAGCATTCTTTTATCGATACCGTAAGAGGCGAGAGCAATTATTTCTTTATCCTTTAAAGATTTAGAAACTGAAGCACGGAGAATTTTAGCAGCCCCAACGTAAGCCGCCATAGTCTTCGTTTTATCGTTAATCCAATTGATGCCACTCAGAAAGGTGGTGGCTTTTGTCATTTTGCGGCTAACCTTTTCCAGGCCCCCTGATGTATAGGATAAACTTACATCTGATAAAGCTTGAATTCTGGTGCCTAAAAGCATTTCATTGACGACAGCTAAGTCTTTTATTTCTTGAAGGCGTTCCTGATAAATACTACCTTTAGACTTTTTAAGAAGGGTCCCAAAATTTCGCACGAAAGCTATAAGGGTATCTCCAATTGTGTTCTTAATACCGTGTACAAAAACAATTCCTCCCACATCAAAAGCCGAGGATATTCCTTGTCCACCAAGCAACCGGGCATAGTTCCCTGCTTTTAAAAAATTCAACAACTTAGCCCCAGAATAAGCATCTAGAATACTCGAAGCATTAAGATTAAAGGTTCCCCTAATTTGCGCAACCATAAGTTGAATATCGGAGATATCTTTGTCCCGTGCTTTCTCAAGAGCTTTTATTTTTTTGAGGCCATCCTTATCTGTCACGCCAAGCTGATTAATCATATTGTCGTATTTGTTATTTATATCGATAGCTCGAATATCATAATTAGGATCCGATAATTGTAAAGCGTTGAGTTCAGCGTCCCGACTTGCCTTAATTCTTTCAAGCATAGCTGCCGATTTAGGTTTCGCCTCTAAAATAGAATTTCTAGATGTTTGGTAATCGCGAACCATCTTTGCTTGTCGGTCTTTCGTTTTTTCAGAAAGTTCAGGGAGCTTCCCTACCTTCTCTTGAAAAGTTTTTTGCTCTTCTTGAAATCTTTGATCTAATACTTTAATCGCATTACGCCTTGATAGAACTTCAGCCGGAGTAGCCTGTTCGATGAATTGTCTTTCTTGTGTATAGGAATCCCGCAAAAGCTTGAGTTCTTTAGGCTCTGTAATTGAGGCTATTTGTTCTTGATAGTTTCTATCAAGCTCTTCTAAAAGGGCACTGCGGCGCTGAGGGACGTTGGGATCTTTAACTTTAATATTGTTAATTTTCGTTTGATAATCTTCTCGGATTTTTCCTATTTGATCTTTAAGATCAAGGCTTCCAAATTTTGATTGAACTGTGGCATCTGCCGCCATAGTATTAATATACCGCTTCAAGATGACCTCAATATCATTAACTAGAAAGTCCTCGATCATTAGATCAGGAATGTTAAAGACACGCTCTTTAAGCGGACCACGCTTCTTTGTCTGTAGTAATATGCCTGAATATTGAACTCTATCGGCATTCCCTCCTAGGATATTCTGAATAATTTGTTCTGATACTTCACCAAGTTCTGCTGCATCCAATGCAAGGTCAGCATCTCCCCGAAGCCAGTCTTGAACTACTCGTTTGAAATCTTCTCGTCGAGCGACGATTTTCTCCTTGTCATATAGCCGATGAACATAATCTGTGTCATCTCTTCTATATTTTTCATCCAATAGTCCTACGTCTATACTGTAGTCCCTTAAATAATTTAGTACATCTTTCCTCAGGATAGTCGCTGCTTCCCGTACTTCCTGTACAGGATGATTTCCGTGTCTTCGTAAGGCTTTGGCAACTTCAACTTTAAATTCTTCTAAAGAAAGAAGGTTATTTTTTGCTGCGATTCCATAAGCATCTACTATTACTGTTCTCTCAGAAGCAGGAAGAGGCCCTTCTCTTTTGGTATACTTAGCAAAGGCATCAGATGTTGTATTGAATAGGACAGTTAAACGCTCGCGTTTCATCTGCTCAACAATGGTAGACACAGGCATAGGAGAAGCTATGCCTAGGGCATTATCTTGGTATTGGAGCCCAGTATCAACCAATTCTTGGGCTACACGGCGTGTTTCTATGCTTTCGCTGGTAGCTGTTCTAACAACAGGGTTCCCTGCCGCTTTTTCAGCAAATCCCTGCCCTAAGATTTTTCGTAACTTTGCATCTGTCTTATTAGGAGCGGCAGCACCGAGAGACTTATAAATGTTAGTATCATTGCTTAAATCTTCGCTCGTAATGAGGATCTTATCCCCCCCTAAGTAATTTTCTCCCTCTTTCGGGATCTTTAAATCATTCTCCAATGCATTTGCTAGTTCTCCGAAGGTTCGATTGCTGGCCCTATAAGCGCTAATTCCCCCGATAGACCCTCCTAGTACACCTGATAGAAGCGTACCGGCAGTTATGTTTGCCGCAGACTCTCCAAACGTTCGAGTTTCTTGTGTAGAATGGAGCAACAGTTCAGAGGCAGACAGGCTGAGGATATTTGCTCTTGCTGTAGCGGCGCCCATTTTTAAAAAGGATTCCCCAGCCTTCAAGGATATCTTTGCTGCTGTACTAAAAGGAATTAAGTTAATTGGGTCAACAATGCCTGTCGCTAACCCCGCTACGACATCCAACCATCCACCGTCTTCCTGAACCTTTCTATATTCTCTTTCCTTATCAATACGTCTTTTAATAAATGCTAGTTGATAAGGTGTTTCAGCTTCTATTAGCCGCTCTTGATATTCTTCATATCCTATAATGTCGTCTAAAGGGTTAAAGTCGTCAGGTGTCTGTTTTAATGTGATTTCATCAGGTATTTCGGTTGCTGTATAAACGTCATCTATAAAGGAGCCTAGAGGATTGCCTCCGAAAAAGTTTGCGTTTATAAGGCTCCCAAAGGTGGGTGACTCTTGCTTCACCTCCTGAATCACGCCAGGTTTACCAAACATTGCTGTTTCTGCTGAAGGAAGCAATACTTTGCCGACTCCGGGCACATTAATTCTTCTCTCTTGCTCCTGCGCTATTCGATCATTCTTCTCAGGGCCAAATACAGGAAAATTTAAAGTAGGTTTAGGAGAAAATGCTTTAACCATTAATCAAGATCTCCCCGTTTTAAATCTTTGAATACTGCCTCGTAGTTGGGGTTGGGAGTTTCGGCCCTCTTCTTGGCGGCAAACTCCGAAGCTTTAATAATTTTATCTTTAATTGCGCCTGTAGCTGTTCCTAAAGCTACCCCAATAATCGAATCACCTGCAGCATATGGAGAGTCTTCAGAGACGAATCCTCTCATGGCTTCTTGGTATTCTTTAACCTCGGCCGCATTCTTAATCCTGGTTTGTTCTTTTCTTTTAATGTCTTCATTTAATGCCTTAACGACGGGAGCTGTATCGGGGGCGAACCGAAGAGTAACTCCTGTTTTCTGATCCCTAAGCGTGTCAAAGGAACCAGAGGTTGTTCTGTATAAAATAGGATAGGTGGGTCTTCCACTCTCCCATTCAGCAATGGTCTGGTTATCTGTGGTTATATAGATATCTTCATTATTTAGATCAGGTTTTACTGCTTTTACACCCTCTAATAGCTGTCTCCTTATCCAGGATTGATCTTTCAGGCCCGGAATGTTATAAGCTGCTGCCTTTTCTGGGGGATATCGTACAACGTTTGCTTGTCCTGTTACCTGACTTATACCAAATACTGATTTGGCTCTTTGCCTCGCCATTTCTTTTGCTACATTTATATCGCCTGTATAAACATAGGCTTCTTGGAAAAAACGTTCTGTGTCGGCTATAATACCTTCTTTGATATTTGGCACATCAATAATAGGAGCGCTTTTACCAATAAGCTTAAAGGGGGCATCGGCGGAAAAAAAAGCATTAAGTATGTATTCTGCATCAAAGGGAATATTCTTTAGTTCCTTCATCCTTTTATCTCTGACTGTTTTTTCTGCAGGATCAAAAGACATATCAACCATTTTGACTGCTTGCTCTGCGGAGACCCCTCCTCTGGTCAAATCGGACAGATTCATAGCGTAAGTTTGCCATTTATCACCGATATCCTCGAGAGCTTTAAAAGAATTATCCCCTATAGTTCTTATAAGCTCGGCCGCATAAACTTGCTCTTCAGGGGTTCCCGCTCTTATTGTCGCTCTAATATTGGATTTAACTGTTTCTGGGAGAATTCCCACTTTATCCACATAGTCTGATATTGCTTGTCCTCTATGGATAGGATCCATACCTTCAAGAGTTGGCATCACTTTTTGAACAAAATAATTATCTATAGCTTTCTTATCGAAGGCTGATTCAGGATCCAGATAAGTGTCCCCATTCAGAGCAGACCCGATTTTTTCTATACCCGCTGCAATCTGCAATTGTTCCTTACTTATCGCGGTAGCGGATTCAACAAAACTTTCAATCTTATCAAAATTATGCAAACTCATATCTGTTAGAGGCTTTAGTTCTGTCTCTAATTTCCCTTGAGCATCATAAAGTTTAAAGGTTTTCTTCCCATCCTTGATCGCCTGCCATGCCTTGGCTTTATCGGGTTGTTGCTCAAGCCACCTCAAAGTACCATCAAACATGAGACTCTGCTTAGCCTGCCTTTGTAACCGTACTTTTTTCTCTGCTGAAAATAGAGGCATGCCTTCATTTTCCATATTTAGGCTCTTCTGAAGGGTGAGCATACTATTCTGCACCCTCCTAGATGCATCAAAGGCTGTAACAGCATTATTGCTTAGCATATCGGCAGCAGCATGTTCCATGTCATTAAGCGATAGATCGATTAATGTTAGATTGTCTTCCTTAAGTTTCTCATTATTCAGAAATATTCTATTCTCAGCAGCCTTTGATATATGGGGCATGGCTAACATTTCAAAGCGCATACCCAATTCTAATTGCTGGTCTGGGGAAGTGTCTTTAGTTAGCCCCTTTAAGGCTGCATCAAAACCTTTTCTGAGGGCATCAGGATTATTAGGGTTTTTGCTAAAGATTTCAGAGATCAGGCGACGTGATGCAATTTCAAAGTCAGCATTATAAATCTCATCCGCAGTGCTTGTCATCTCATTAGCCATCTTCAAGGCATTCTGTTGCACAGCACCCGCTAACTGTTCTGGCGCATAGCTCTGAGGAAGATTAGGTACTCTTAATCCGAGCGTTCTTTGTTGATACAATGTATCTGCCATTTATAGCAATCCTCTTAAACCACTAACAAAATTAACACCTTGTTTAAATAAATCTCCCTCTATCCCTGCTCTCTCAAAACGCCCCATAGCTCGGCCTACGCTTGCATCGCTGCGAGTTTGGGCGGCTGCTGCTCGCATTGCAATAGCATCCAACTTTGATTGGCTGCGGAGATTTAACAGGTCATTCCCTGCTCGACGTCGGCTTACAATGTTTGCATCTTCTGCAGAGCTCACATCAAATCCTCTAGCGGCGAAAAAAGCATTTGTGGAAGCCATATTATTGAGGAGTTCATTACGGATCGCATTGGATTGCTCTGCTGCATTAGTCTCAATGTTGCTGGCTTGCAACTGTTGCCACATTGCACTCATATTAAGGCGATTCGCTGCCATGGAGGATGCTACTCTATTGGCATAGAGGCCCATGCCGGTGTTAACCATTGATCCTGCTCTATTAAGCAATGACAATCCTTTGGCATATCTATTGCCATATCCATTAGGATCCATAGAATCATCCGCCAGGGCTTGTTGCTTGGTGCTAAATATATTTGAGAAACTAAATGCCATTAGACGCTAGCCTCCATTCTCATTGCTAATACTATCAGTGGTGTTGGTTTTATTTGGGTTAATACAACTTGCCCATAAGCATCCCAACCTCTTAATCCTTCGATTCGATGAATTCCAGTAAAGACAGGTAACGGTCGATCAAGAAGCTGATCATTGAATCCCCTAAAAGAGACAGGGACATTATTAACGACAGCTGCCGATGTTTGATAGAACCAAACATAACAGCTGGTTATCCGTTTCTTTTCTCCCATCTTTTCTCCTACTAGTTGGAGAGCTTCAAAGGGCAAGGTCTTTACTATTGGAATGAAATTCAGTCCGATATCGGCGTATTCATTTACAGGCGTTTCCGTCGTAATCTGACCTCCAACAACCGTTTTATCCTCCAGGTACGCCCCATCGGCAAAAACGTTTACTACTCGTCCTTCCAGATGATCCAGCCCCGTTAATACAGTGGTAGGACCACCAACTGTCTTTCGAACAGAGCAGTCTCCCATAATATTATAATTGGCTCTTTCAAAGTACTTTACTTGCTGACCATTAATCGTTCGTTGAACAACCACATAAATATCTTCTTCATCTGCACAGACAGACGTTACCAATCCATCCGTTGTTGTTAAAGTGAATCCACGGACATTTTCTTCATTAATAAAGACACCATTTGTTAGTGTTCCATCTGAATTAACTATAAGCAGCATGTCGGCTTCATCGGAACTGGTACTGCGTCTAATATCAAAATCAACTGGCTGTTTGATTAAATGCGAGGCTAGAATTGAGATATTGCTTGATGTAAATGCTTGCTGATTTTCGTCAAACACTAGTTGGATGATGCTATTACCACCGCGTTGGACAAACATGATTACACCATTAGAGACGACCGGCCTTAATCCAAATTCACTACCCACTTCGGTTTGAGGAAAGAAGCTAATAGTCTCCGGAGTAAGAGCAGCACCTCTCGAAAGAAGCACTGATGACTCACCCCCTGATGTAAATAGGTTCAGTGATCTATGGGCTAGAAGATTGACAATTGGCTCTTCATTGTCGAGGTCACGGTAAAATCCATCTGAATCTCTAAAAGCTCCTCTATCAAAATCTAAATATTCTCCCAGGACAGAACCTACAATTGTTCGAGGTCGGGAACGCATCCCACCTATAAGCAACCGGCCTTGAAAGAAGGCAAGGCTCCTAATATAACCTCTCGTTGCTGACCACATAGGTTCAAAGCCACGCTGTATATTCCAATTGTTTGCTGTAATTGGATTGACATTATAAAAGGGAACCTCTGTTATCGCTTGAACAACGGTTGGACTTGTATAAGCTGTAATTCGCGCTCTTCCACCATTACCTTCAATAATTTGATTTACATCAGCGGCTGTAAAAGTATTAGCGCCAGCTGTTAAAGTTACCACCCCTATTACTGTGTCTGGCGTCAATGTTGTAGCCGGCAAAGTCTTACTCGGAACAAAATCATAGTAGGGTATATTCTGTGGTTGCCATGTATTGACAGACCAGTTGTCATCAGCACCCAATCTAGTTATTTCTTGAACATCAAAATCTTCATGACATATTAAGATTTTGTCACCACCAAATGCCCAGTTTATTGTTCTTAATTTATCTTCAGTAATTACAGTTGCCCTAATGTCAGCCTGGAAGATACCATTCCTATAAACTGCTATATTCCTATCAGTTAGCAACAAGGCATACCGTTGTCCGATATTGAATTTGTATCGAATCTGTCTATCTTGAGAGATCTCAGCTAACTCCCTCCAGACGTTAAATTCTCCGATAGAAACTGTAGAGGCTGCTAGATCCGTGGTTCCAATTCTAACAAACCGGAAATACCGGTAAGTTCCATTAACTCTTCTACGTTGAGTGTTAGCTGTAGTGGATATGGAAATTGCAGATCCAATATTAACCCAGGTTGAATTGTCTACTGATCCTTGGATGAAAAACTCTGTTGCATCTGTTCCGGCACTCAGGGTGGCGGATACGACATCAACAAAAGCAACGTTTGTTGGAACTCCTAAATCGTATCGAACCACAATATAGGGGTTATTTGTCCCAATGGCAGTGGTAGTGGTGAGAAATGTCGTAGGGTTATCATCATTAGCATTTGCTCCTGTACCACCATTTGGAGTGGTGATAACAAGGGTTCCTCCGGCAATACGTTCAACTTTATTGTGGACCTTATTCAAATACTCTAATGAATATCTTAATTTAAATCCACCTTCCGGTAAGCAAATCACATTTGTCATTTCAGCAGCGCCGGCTAGGTAAGCCTCATAATCATTTAAGGCCACAGCTTTTGGCTCTAACCATCCAGCAGTAAATCTATTTTGACGAATTTTTACCATTAGCTAAACCTTGCTGCTATTAAGGGATAGCTTGTAATGGGTTCTGAAGGTGCTTGCTTAGAGTTGATAGCCATTGCTTGTCCTACCAGTCCGCCTCTTAAATTATCTTGAGGTGAGCCCCAAGCTCTATAATACTTATCAGCTGCTAAATCTTGTTTATCTGTGAGGATAGGCGCCAATTTGGCAGCGAACGCCATGACCGCAAATTCAGTAAAATAAATTGGCCATTTAGAAGGGTCAACGTATTTCTGATAATCCACCCAAAGCTTGTTAACATCAGAATATATTTTATCTTCAAACAGCTCATAACGTTTATAAGATTGATAACCGGGGGCGTCAGATTCAAATGCTGCATGAAGCTTTAGCATCCCCACCGGTTGTTGGAACGAATAGTTCCACTCATTTATGGGTTTATCGGCTAGAAGTCCTAGCCGTTGCTTAAGCATATTGAAGCGCCAAGGATAAACTGAAAGAAGGTAGCTTGCATAATGATCCCATAACTCGCCGCATACCCCGGCTGCTTCAAGATTGCTTTGATCTTGAAAAGAAGAAATTGGCCTCAAGCCCAATTCAAGCAGGGCAAGGGAGCACACACTGAATTTAGTTGAGGCCATATCTTACTCCTTACAGAGTTACTTTGTAGATCACATAGAGAGGCACAGTATTGTCTGATGCACCGTTAGTTGTTGCCCGCAATGCATTACCCACTGCCAAAACGTTTGCTGCTGTCGGGGTTGAGTTGAAAACACTACCTGGACCAGAACCAACTTGAGTAACTGTGATGTTTCCGTTGGTTACGGCCACACCTCCAATGGTAATCGCGATCGTGTCGTTAGCTGTCGCGATTGCTCCACCAAGAACTGCTGTAATGCCACCAATTGTGCCAGCAACATTGGAGGTGATTTCAGCGAAGCTTGCAGTTGAAACATCGTCGATCTTAGTCGTAAGAACTGCAACGCCATCTGCGCCTGCAGCCAAGATAAACCCTGGAATCTTCGCCCCAATAAACACTTTGTTTGTACCGGTTATGGCTACAGGTGATGCTGCTAAATCAACAACATGCTGAACCTCAATTGTATCTCCAACCTCAAGTTGGTCAGCGATGGGTAGGAAATAGTTGTTAGCTGTAATTGTTGCTAGAGTATCAGTCGTCCGATAAGTGTATAATTGAGCGGACTTACCACGACGGGATTGATTCCCAATCTTTCCTAAACCTTGAATATTAAATGCCATTTGTCTTAACTCCTTTACTAGACTACGAGGGTGTCATCGATAGTACCTTGGACGATACCGTCGTTATCAATGTTGATTGCTCCGGCAAGGAGCTTACCAGTTACCAACCAAGATGTTTTTTCAGGCACATAATTGATTTCAGTAGATTGAGAAATGCCTTCAGCATAACCGATCGCATCTTTGTGCCATGCATAAACTGTCCGATTTGCACCTACTAACGGCAAGCCACCTTCTAAACGTGTTTCAATCATATGGAACTTGAAGCCAACGAATGTGTCAATTTCTCCGTTAACCAAAGCTCGTACAGAGTTGAAGTCTGAAGATGTTGCTGCTGTTGTCCCTAAAAGCTGTTGTACGCCAGCTGCACTTAAAGCAATATGGCGGTCTGACATAGGCACACCTTTGTCATCTAAAATCTGTTTGTAAGCGCGAAGTTTGCCCATGTTCATGGCATTACTACCACCGACTCCTACTGCAACTGTATTAGCGGTAGCTACTGCTAAAGAATTATCTAGAATGATTTGATCCACGCGACGCCCTAAAGCATTGGCGACAGCTAGGACAAGTTCACGATTTTCATCAAAGTTGACTTGAGCCTGAGCAAATAGATCCGTATATTCAGGTGCAACCCATGACAATAGATTAGCTACTGCTCCTGAATGATCGATATTCATGGGGGTAACATCGGTCTGGAAAACCCGCTGCTGAGCGAGGCCCTTACCCATTTTAGGAAAACGGTATGTGGAACCATTCACTCCGGTACGTTTTCGTACTGTATCTATGAGTTTTGATCCTGATTGATAGGCTTGTTTGACTTCTGCGTCAAACTGAGCGATAAAACTGTTTGGTAATTGTACAGACATTAATGCTGCTCCATTAAAAGTTAAACCATTGAAATCGCTCTCATTTGGCCTTTGCTCTTAATGGGACTGACTTAAAGCCAGGTAGCCATTGCATAAGGGGTGATTGCTCGGATTAGCTTGTCCGACAAGCTTAGTCTTTCCTAAGAGCCAGTGGGTCATTTTACCGATTATCCACAATAAAATTATAACATAGTTACGCTTAAATATAAAATAGATGACTACTTGTATACCCGTTCAAAATATTCTTTTACTTTGCGCTGGAGTACAGGATCCTTTTCATAATCAGGCGATGCTAGAATCTTATGAATTTCAGCTTCAGATGCATGATCTGTTGACTCACCAATACCTGTGGGAATATTGGCAATGTGACCAGATACATTTCTTAAGATGTCTAAGAGTTTAATCTCATTAGCGGAGACAGGCATATTCACCAAAGTATCAAAGTGTTCTTGATTAATGACGCCTTGTTTCAAGAGGCTACGCCCCCAAGATCTAATGTTCGTGATGATTTGTTTACCATCCGCGCCAAGTTTCCCTATTTCCTCTTCATACATCTTTTGAACATAAGCTTCACCGAGTTGGGGATTGTAAGCACTAGGATCCTCTTCCTCACTATAAGTATCATGTAAATCTTTAATTAAGGAGTTGAATTGTTCTTGAGTCAGACCATTCTTATGAGCAATAGCTTTAAACTGGCCTAATTCTTCCTCGTCCATCTCTAAGTCTTCTGCATCTAGATTGTAATGATCGGCAGTTTGAGGGACATTGTGAAATCCTTTGGACAGCTTCTGACGAAGGCTCAAGGCTTTCTGTTGTTCTTCTTTTAACGCTTTGAGAATCTCATCTGTTTTATAAGCGCCTTCTCCTTCATTCCAGAAGTGATCAGGAATGCCGTCAGGCCGTTCAAACTTTTGTTTCCCATTTTCTAAAACAACATCTTGATCTTGTACGCTTGTATCTTCAATATCATTCTCTTCTATATCAGTTAGCAAGCTACGCTCTTCTACGATATTCTCTTCCATTTTCCCTACCCTTTAGTTGCCATTATAGACCTTGTGATTGCCTCTCTTGGGCAATAATTCTGACCATCCCGCCATATTGCGTAATTTCTAGATTGCTCACCATCACATTGAGATGAATATGTAGGTTGATCTAGATACTTATGTTTCCAATATTTTAAAACCCATTGCCCGGCAGATGTGCTGAATGCTTCAAAGAACATCTTGTTGGTGAAATCGTTTTGCCGTTGGATATTATCCTGGTTGTCCTTTGCTTGAGTTTCAGTATTTCCAAAGGGATCCCATTCTTTTTGAGAGATATCTGGGCTCACTTCTTTCATGCTGTCATAAATATCTTTGCGTAAATCTTCGAACATATTATTAGGCTGCTGCACTGCTCATCCCCGCCATTTCTGCCATTTGTTGCATTTGTGCTGCTTGTTGAGCTTGCGCCATAAATTGCTCACGCTCTTCCTTGGTTCTTAATAAATCTTGCGTCATGCCACTGTCTCTTGCCAAAATGTACGGCAAATCTTCCATTTTGTAAGAAGCATTGACAGCTTCTAGGCCAGCAAGAGCTTGTGCTGTTTGAATAGTTTGTATAGTATTTTGCATATCAATAATCCCTTGCTCTTTTGCAAGAGGAGATACCACACGGACTTTCAACAACATATTATCAATTGTAATGAGTTCTGGTGGGATATCGCCGAGAACTTCTTTCTCATACATGATGGTCAGCATATTCTGCCACAACGGCTGTACCATTTCATACTGCAAGCGACCAAAGTAAGACTGGACGTCAATTTGCCTGCTTTGGCCTCGGAGTGCATATTCTGTGGCAGACCTAACCGCACCAATCTCAGGAGGCATACGGTCATTCATCATGATTGTTTTAATATCGTTCTGTAAATCAGCAAGCATGAACTGCTGCATATCTAGGTTGCCAGCACCTGGTAACGGCGCAATAGATGGTCCATTAGCGCCGGCATTGCGAGAAACAGGGATCATCATGCCAGGACTTAAGACAAGCGTATTAGGATTAATGATGTCAGAATCAGCTACAGTGTACATTCCAAATGTACTCATCTGAGCGGAACGAATCATTAATTCTTTGGCCTTGTTGTACATCTGAAGATCTTCGAGAGCTACGATGACTGGCCCACGTCCATAGGGCTCTCCAGGAACTTTACCAAGGCGAGTAATTACCCATCCGCTGCGTGACATTACTGATTCGACGAACTTATCCTGCGTGCTGTTATTAAAGACTTCATAGTAGTATTTTTTACCAACTTTATAAGTAACCTCTAATACTTCCACATCACAAAGAGGGTTGCTATTGATAAGCCTTTGCATTTCCGCAGATAACCGTGCCGTCGGCCATGTCTCTTTAATTAATGCAGCTTCAATCTTATGCTTACGAAAAATCATATAGACACGACCATAACCGTCTTCTACCAAAGTTACTTGTTCTGGGGGTACAGCTGTAAAAATGAAAGGAGCATTATCATCTCCTTCACTCACCAACAAGCAAGATGTTCCAACAGCTAAGTCATAATAAGATTCGGAGATTGCAACATTAAAATTTGAAGCATCAAGCATCTCAAAGCCAACTTTAGTAAAATCGCTGTAGGCTTTATTGAGCTGATCGCTGATTTCTTCAGGGACTGAATCACCAGCTTTTAACTCAACCCACCGCTTGAAAGGAGGAGTTAAGCTAGCTTGGATATGGTTAACAAACCGATCAACAACTTGAGTTCCTAGGGAAGTATAATTGTTGTAATTCTTCCTCTGACCTGGAACGGGGTTGTTGTACATATTCCTGTTAGGAATAGCAATCCTATAGGCACGTTCATACATATCTCTGAAGTTTTCCTTCAGGCTACATGCTTTACTATAACGCTTAAAGATTTGGGGCGTAGTTTGTCTCAACCGAGTGTCCTTCTCATGTTGGGAACACCAACTTCATCTTGAGATAATAAAGAGCGACGGCCTCGTTTACGCTTGGATCTTATTGCATCACTTTCTTCCCGTTGAAGCCGTTCAGTTTCTGAATCAGTACGGCGACGTTGTTCAGCATCAATAGCTCTACTTTCATCCAATGCTTGTTGTTGAAGTCGTTGGTTTTGGCTGTCGGCAGCCCGAGCTTTTCTCATCGCTCTACGCTGTGCTGTTGCTTGGTATCCAGCTGTACCACCAGCAATAGCACCCGCCGGTCCGCCAGTAAAAAAACCACCAACTGCTCCCGCTACAGCTCCCCCATACTTCTTTACGTCTCTCTCGACTCTTTTAAGGTCTTTCTTAATTCTCCCTATAGGATCTTTAATATCACCGACAATTCTTTTACCAGCTCTTTTGGCAAAATTACCTATTTTTTTAAACAGACCCATGAAACACCACAAATATATAATTACTTACTATTAGTATACCTGTGCTGGTATATTAAATGAATGTAATGGTTTAGCATGTACCATTAAGGATACAACAAACTATATAAAGTTACTTAAATGTTAATAAACACTCCAATCTGTTTTAGCTTGGAAGGAGTGAGAAATTCCACTCATACTGTCTGGTCTAATATTCATGAAAAATGTGTGGGCTAAAGCATCAGCACAATCAGGAGATGAAAGGCCTCTAGCTTTCATGCTAGCTTTCTTTTCCATGAGCAACTGTCCTTTGTCATTATAGTCAGCTGTAATCCCAGTAAGGTCATCAATAAGCTCATCATCATTCGGTATTTGAGCTCCATCTTGGAACCATTGCTTCATCCGCCCCCACATCTCTGCCCGCTTATTAAAGTACTTAGATGAATCATCAGCAGCGAGACCAGCATTGACTGGAATAACTCGGATGCCCATAGCTTTAACAAAATCTACGATTCCATCTCCAACACCAACTGCGTCTATAAATAGGCTAGCTTTTGGGAAAGAGTGATAAACTTCGGCAATATAGTGGGAGACTTGAACTGCATTAAGTTGATGATATTTTTTAAGGAAATGAAGCTTGCGACCTTGCCTAACAGCTATGACTGTCTTGTCTTGTCTAAGAGCTACATCTACACCAATCAAGACGGGCATATGGTTAAAGTTTAATGCTTCATATTGGATACTCGTCCGCACCAGCGCTAGGTTAATAAATTGATGATCGTCTTGAGAGGGGAATTCTCCGAGCACACGAACTTTAAAAAAGTCTGAATCTTCGCCATAATCTAGGCGCCATTGTTCGATCTCCTCTTTATTGGTGAGAGAAGACTCACGGCTATCAATCTTGTAGGTTAACCAACGATGCCTAAATTTACCGAAGCATTCACGGAACCTTCCCGCATTACGGACGGGGTTACTAAATGTTAGCCAGACAGCACCTGGCGTTGTCATAGCTCCTTCAACCGTTTCCCATATCACGTCAGCAATGGAGGACGCCTCATCAAATATTACTAGGACGTTGTCTTCATGAGTTCCCGCAAAGGAATCTGGATTATTTTCTGACCAAGCCAAAGCTGAGGCAAACCAAGTTTCTTGCCTATTCTTCATATAAAGCTTTGTTGCTGTCCATTCAAACCAGTCACCATTGATAGCCAACCGTTTCCATTTTGCTACTTCACGCCAAGTTTTCGTATTAAGCTGAGCTGCAGTACCTGCTGTAATGATGGCTTGAGGGTTTGCTCTGGTGGATAAGAACCAAAGGATAAGCCAGGAGGTTAAGGCTGACTTACCAATACCGTGCCCAGAAGCAATTGCCATTCTTATTGCTGTACTTACCTCCCCTTTCTCTCTTAATTTCAACTGCTTACCTAGTTCATTTAAGATCTTAACTTGTATAGGATCAGGCCATAAATTAGCTAAACTCGTTCCTGCTTCTCCCCAAGGGAAAGCATACATAACGTAACTTAAAGGGTCATAAAAGAACTTAGAAATATCTTCAGCCAATCTAGTCATTGCTTTGTATTAACCTTCTTTCCTCTCATTCGCTTTCTCTTTCCTTGGACGGCCCCGTTTTTTAGGAGGAGGAGAAACAACTAGGCTTATATGGCTATGTAGGTACAATATTTCTTTTTTTAAGAAAGCTATCCGTTTAGCTAAATTAGAAAATGTTATATTGTCTAAATTAGCTTGCAGATTGTGCTTCAGATGCAGGTCGGATAAAGTGGCTTCTGTTGTATGGATCCGCTTTAGAATCAAGCAAGATAAATAAACCAAAGTTACGGCTAAAACGACCTGAGTAATAGAACCTACAATTTCCATCAACATCATTATCATTTTCCTTCACCTTTCTTCTGCTGTAACTCTTTTACGCGCTGATTAGCTCTTTCAATTACGTCCGCATCTGTTAGGGTTACCTTAACATTATGATCTTGGGTGTTATTCCAATCATCTCTACAACGATTCTTCATCCAAAACTCCCAAACGCGCGCGTTAAACTTAGGATCATTCATTCCCATCAATCCCAATTTCTCTAAATGAGCTTGAGCAAAAATCTCTCCTCGCGCAATCGCGTCGGAAAACTCAGGATATTCCTTTACCCATTCGTACAAAGTATCCTTAGAAATATCTAATTCAGCAGCCACAGAAGTCTTTGTATATCCCTGCCGCATCAAATCCACAGCTCGTATACAGAATTCTGGTTTATACTTTGAGGGCCTTCCGCCTAAGTTTTTAGCCATTTTCTTCTTCCTCAGTGTTTAATTCTAGTAATTCTCGCTCTATTACCGTTAGCGTTAAGTATGTTTTAGCAAGGTTGCCTGTGGTATCTAAGCTCCCCACCCTACTTGCTAACTCTTTATGCCTTTTAATAAGTTTCTTGCGGTAGACTTCTTTCGTTAGCTTCTCTTGCTTGGCTTCATCAGCATAAGAGAAAATCATGGTGGTGATGCTTAGGATCAATATTTTGATTAAAGTCATTACTGCCCCTCTTCCCTTCGCACAATTTTAACTTTAAGCCCTAATCTCCAGAATTCTTTCTCAATTTCCTCTAGAAAATTACGTACTACTTTTCCCATATCAGCAGGTAGACCGTTAAATTCCAACAATGCTTCCGCTGCTTTGTAAGTTTCAAGCAGTTGGTTTTTATATTCTTCCATATCTATATTTACTAGCTTAAATGTATATGACCTCATTTACTTAGCCTCCTTATTAATTTTTATATTTCATTTATTTCTACTTCGATGTTTCCGCCTTTAATAACTTGGAATCTTTGAATTGTGATCTTATCGATTTGCGAATCATCTTCGTAAACCATAGCTTTCTGCAAAGAATCAAAAACTACTTTTAGAAGATTATCTAAATCTCGTTTGCGCCTATCTGGGGGGTATGTAGCTAAAACCACTTCTAATCGCCCTAAACACTTATTAATGCTGAGTTTTGATACGAGATTCCCTACCAAAGTTCGATACTCTCTTGCTTCGCGAGAAATTATCATACGCCCTTGATAGGTTCTCCAATAACGATTTGCTGATGGTGGCCATGGTAAGCTAATCGCTATCATTGAAAATCATTCCTGTTAGCTGCTGTAAGGATCTCAATATCGAAAGCTTTTTCTATAGGAAGCTGTTCAGTAGCTTCAAGAATCTCTTGGTATTCCCTTGCATTGAGAAAAAAAGGACCGGAAACTCTAAGGCTGGTGTTGGAAAATTTATAATTTGTGCCATTTGGATTACTCTCCGGCTCCAGTGTTTAAACAGACTTGGACAGTTATCCCTAAATGTTCTTCAATTTTTGCACGGTACTGGCGTTCGATAGTATCTCTAAACAGGCTTCTATTTGTCTCAATAGTTAATCTATCCGCTTGCTTGAGAATAACAGCGTTCTGGAACCACGATTGATAAGTAGCAGCGCCCAGAATCTCAAGAATTTTTTCTCTAATTTCTTTTATTTCTTGGTCTGATTCATTGATAGTAACAGGGATTAGTTCAGATAAAGGTAATGTTTTCTGATTAGTAGAATGCGGATTTTTTGTTGTCCATGAGAGTTGGCTCCGGCAACGATTTGACCAGACACGAAACCAGTTTGCATGCAATGCTTCTTTTCCACTGGCTTCGTTAACCCAGTAATCTTTGAATTCATCAAATATGTCTTCGACCCATGTTGGATGTATTCCAAGTCTTAACGCTTCGTTAATCCATTCGGTTGACAATTCTATATTTTGTGGTAATTTTGTTTTATAAGGTTTCTTACTTTTTAAGGCCTTGTCTTTCTTCTTCTTTTCAGCCTCAGAACTGCCACTTTCTGGCGTTATCAT